TTCTCAGCCTTGTCAGCCTTCGCAGTTGGTTCTGTCGTCGGTGTAACCATGTCAATCACCTCTGATTCGCTCTCAACCTCCGTTGAAGGCGTTCCCATCAATGACAAGTCCATTTCGTTCTTAGGGTCATTTCTTAAAGCGTCAATTGCTTCGACCAGGTGAGATATTCCACATTTCACAAGTGGGATTGTCACTCCTGAGATTTCTCTCATAAGCTCTTGCCGAGTGAATCGGTTCTCAAGTCCTCCGATGTTGTTAGAAATGAATGCAGATAGCTCTTTCTTGTCTGCAATGGCTACCAATGTAGCTAGTAGTTGGGTTGTGTTAAGGTTTGTTTTCATTGTGTGTGTATTTAGAATTGTTAATTACTTAGATAAAAGGATTAGAAAATTGATTGCTGTGCTACTGCATTGGATGAAGAAACCTTTTTTGCCACCTCTCGGCGCATCGTTCCCCATTTCGTACTTGTAACCTCCAAGTCTCAAAGCTGTAGTGATGTAAGAACTGTAGTCTTTCAGATTGATGTGTCTGCCGCTTCCGCTCCAGCTCACTGGATAGATTTTGTTTCCTTCAAAACGTGAGCCTTTGATTGCGTTTACGTAGTTTGACTGTACAGTTCCTTTGTTCGTGTATAGAACTTCGGTTGCTTTCTTAGATAGTGTTTTCATCTTTCTTTGTGTTTTTATATATGCAAATATACACACATTTTGTTATATACAACTATCTGAATAAAACTTTTTTTCAAAAAAAATAGGTGAGCCGCTAGCCCCACCTATTTATAAGGATTTCAGACGATTTCTACATCATGCGATTTATCGTAATTATCACTCCAATGAGCAATAGAATAAAGAGAATAATGGATATCCATACTCCAATGCTATTGCTGGATGACTCCTTGAACGTCGTTTCTTCAGATGTACGTGCCTTTGATTTTGTGTTATGATTATCACTGACTGTTTCTGAACTCTTCTCATGCTCTGAGGATTTTAAGTCCTCTCGGACAAGCGTCGTTTTCGTTGCCTGGACAGGCACTGAATGTTCAGCCGTTTTACCTTCAGCTCGAACAGTTCCTGTGGTTGGATCATACGTCACTAATACAGTAGTGTTCCCGTTGGAAGCCTCAATGACCTTATTGTCTATGAGATCAGCCAACGGGCGTGACACGGAAGCGGTTGTGCCAGGTACAAGGACGTTCGTGTCGATTTTTTCCGTGACGATGGTGGTCACGGCTTTATCCAAATTGGAATCCTTGGTAACGTTCGTTTCCGCCTTGAGTACGGAACTGGCGGTTAGCTCTGTTTTGATATCCGTCTCAGATGTTACCTTCTTAGAATGGCCGCATGCCGTCAATGAGACGATGGCTAGTGCGAATAGAATTAGATTTTTCATTGTTTTGGTTTTTTGGTAATTTGCTTTTTTAGACTCTCAATCTGTTTGTTGAATGTACTGATTTCCTGATGAAGTATGCCGTTCTCTTTGCGCAGTTGTTCGTTCTCTTGGCTCAGCTGCTTATTTTCTTGCTTGAGGTTTTCCACCTCAGAACGTAAGCCATCAACCGTCTGATTCAGTCGGTCAAATTCGCCTTGCATACGTGTAGCGTAGCGTTCATAGAGTTCAACAGCCTTGGTATCGGCATCCAGTTGAGCTGACTTAGCTCTGGACTCTTCTGTTTCGTTTTCAGCCTTGAGTTTTCGACGGTCGAAAATCATTCGAACAATGAAGCCGCCCGCAATCAATACTGGTGCCTTGAACCATTCGGAGTTGATAATTTGTTCAATCATATCAGTAAGTTTCAAAATTTGGATGCCTCAAATATAATGGAAAAATCATTGTAAACACAAAATCCCGGTAAAATACCGGGATTCGAGTGATAAACAGTGCTGCTGTACTACTCAGGGAATGGAAGACCCCATGCCCAATCATGCAGTAGTTGCTTGCTCAGCTTAGTATCAGACTTCAACAACTGGTCAAGCTTCACTCGGAAAGCATTGAATCCACGTTGGAACTCATTCTGAGGAACCCATAAAGCGTTGCCAGGTTGTGGAGCTTGTGGCTGTGGCTGATGTTGTGACGCTGGTGCTATCGGTTGAGTTTGTGGCGCGTAGTACGGCGGTTGCTGTTCTGGAGCTACAAACGCATGTGCGACCGCTTCCATGTTCTGAATAGGTGGCAGTCCATCCCATCCAGGAGCTCCAGGTTCTCCGACTGGGTCAGGGTGTCCATTGACGCCTTGCATGCCGTGGATAGGCGCACCGAACTCGATTGACGGCTCAGGCTGTGTCGGTTGGACAACCGTGTCATAAGTGGTTTCGATAGCCGCCGTCTGAGCCTTTAGCTCTGCTTGCTGTTGCGCTTTCCATGCTTCGAACTCGGCTTTCTCCTTGTCTAGCGCTTCTCTCTCCAATCGTAGCCTTTCATTCTCCTGGCGTTGGCGTTCCGCTTCCTCTTGTCGTCGCTGTTCCTCAGCCTCTCTGCGCTTCAATTCCTCCTGTCCGTGCTGTACGTACACGTCCATCTGTACGTCTGTAATTTTCGCCAACTCATCGCTGTGCACTTGAATTGGACCACACACGAAGAAGCCATTGACCAATTGATATGCGTTAGCCGTCAATAGGTTGACACGTCGCTGATACTCTTCCCGCTTGGCAGCTTCAACCGCATCTTCGTAGTCCTGTTTCTTTTTGTTCAGTTCCTCTTCAAGCGGTACCAGCTGTTCTTTGATTCGCTTGGCTTCGGCATCCAGAGCTTCACCGAAGCGGATAGCTGGCTCTTTCAGTTCCTTGCGTTTCGCTTCCAATGAAGTACGAATCTTTTTGACCTTGGTAGCAGCTGCTTTCACAGCGTTGTAGCCTTTGAGGTCGTTGATGTCCGAAATGGATAGAGCTGTGCACTCATTTCGGAGGTGCGCCAGAGCTTCGTCCGTTACGGTCGATTTCTTGAGTTCCACAAGCGTTGTCTCGATTAGCTTGTCTGTTTCTGCAATGATTAGCGCCTGTGTCTCTTGCTCAGGCGATGCGATAATTACTGCGTCTTCCACTTTTTGATTTTCCTGTTTTTTTAGCATTTTATATTGATTAATTATTTACTGATTTTGAATTCGATTGAGTGCTCTCGAACGGCTGAGCGAGCCATTACCATGTTTTGTGCTTCATGGATGATCTTACAGAACTCCTGCTTGTCCATTGGGTGCAACTCTCTAAGTTGTGAAAAGTCGTTCCAACACTCGCCAAGTTTCTTGCATAGTTCAAGTTCCTGTTGGTTCAGTGGCATGGCTATAATTTTGGGTTTTCAATCTGTTTGAACTCAACTACCCATACCCAAGGGTTGTTGTTCCAAGAGCCATCACCGTGTATTGATTCCCAAAGCGAACAATAAGAAGCAACTGGAGCTGAATGTGTTTCTTTTCCAAAATTCCATTGATATTCTGAAAAACTATAAAAGTTTTTTCCTTTCAAATAGTTTTCATAAACAAATGTATTATCTTCTTCATTGAATATTTCAAAGTCAATACCTTCCGCTTTAGCGTCCTCCTCAGATATATCCTGCAAACGCTCAACTTTGACTGAAACGATTTCTAGCCAAATACGACACGCTGCTTTCGGCATGTGAATTGACGGCTTCCAATGTTCACCACTTGCTAACTGAAAGTTTTGATTTGACGCCTTGTAAACGTAGTTAGGCTCTTCATCTATCGAATTGAAATTCAAATACGATTCACGAACCCACAGCACGTCACCAACCTTGCCGTATGGGCATGTAGCGGTCGTGTTATTGAATTCGAAATCTAAGTTGAAATTATCACCTAATTTTTCCTTTGATTTCACTACTCTTCTAGTCTGCGTCTTGCGTCCTGCAAGAATCGCTTGCACCATTGGGGTGCTGTATAACATTGGTCTCTGTTTCATGACTGATAGTTTGAAATTACTGCACGTGCCTTTTTGATAGCAGGACCGAACTCTGCGTTTGGATTCTCCGTTATAACGGTTTGAATCAGTGAATGTAGCGCCTCAGCGAGTTCGTCACGTTGTGTTAGCAGTTTGCTGTTCAATTTCTCGATTAGAACCACATGTTCTGACATGTCTTTTGTACACTCACTTAAATCGTCACGTTCTTCCGTGAGTTCTGATTTTGACACTTCAAGTAACTTGTTTGCCAGTTTCAGTGATTCAATCTCTAACTTAGGTTCTTCCATTCCGGCACAAGCGTTCACGCATTCGACTATTCGTTTGGCGTTAGCCTCATTCAGTTCGTTGTCGGTAATGCCATTTATAACTGCGATGTGCTCATATCCATCGTCAGCTATTTCTGTTCCCATTTGTATCCACGGCTCGGGTGTGTGTTTTTTTTCACTCATTGTATATATATTTAATTGATTACAGATTACCTTCCTCCGCGAAGGAGTAGAAATGTCCCTTCTCTGGAGTTATGATTATGTGGTCTAGTAGTAGCATGTCGAATAGGCGACAGCATTCCTTTATTTTCATAGTAAGTCGCTTATCCGCATCCGATGGATAATTACTACCTGACGGATGGTTGTGTGTAATTATGATTGAAGTTGCGTTTGCCTTCAATGCTCCTTGAAAGATGACTTTCGGGTCCACGATAGCCGATGAAACTCCACCAGTGCTAATGAGCATCGTGCAAAGCACTCTTGTAGCGTTGTTGAGAAAAATAGCGTATGACGACTCAACGTGCTCAATCTTATCTTCGTCGTACAGTGAGTATGCGAGGTCGTATGCGCTATGAGCAGAAGTAATCTTGATTCTCTCACGTGCTGGAACGTGATGCGAGTAAGTGATTTTTATTTCAGGTGGCTTCATTTCGTTGTTATGTGTATGCAAATATACATATATTTATTTAATAACAATATATTGAATAAAAAAAAAGAAACCGCTACCCTTTCGAGCAGCGGTAACACACACTAATGATTCAACCTGCGCCAAAAGTACGCATTACTATTGAATCTACCAAATAGTCGCAAATTTGGTATTTAAAATGGAAATTCATCATCTGTTTTTGTCGCTGTGACTACTGCTACAGGAATATTCATCTTAGGGTCTTCGGAGAACTCCTGTAGTGCATCCGTCACCATAGACATAGGAATGGATACTCCCCTCGACTTCATTCCTGGGAAGTACGTTCGAGGCTCTACTTTCTCTGCTCCCGGAAGACGTTCCAAGATGCGATTGTAGTTCTTCGACCAGGGCGTATCTCGGATGATATTTGATATTGAGTCCGATTGGTTGGCAATGAGAATGCGACCGTCCTTCAACAGGATTCCCATACGTCGCAGTCGGCTATGTGCTGACTGATTCGACAACCCAAACTCCATACGCATTTCGAGTGACACGAGAATGAGTTCTCCAATTGTTCGCTCAATGCGTCCGTGATCAGTGTCGATGGATATCATGCACCCCATCAGTTTCCCGAACAGCTGGTTTTCGTCCTTGGTAAGGTCGAGACCTCGCTCTTCCGTCCAGTCACGTTCGCTGACCCATTTGACGGCATCCTCATAGCTGATTTCCTTGTGAGAGGTCAGCGAGAATGCGCCAGCGAGCATTGCTCCGACCTGGTCACCAATCCTCCGCTGTCCGATGATAGCCGCCACGGCATCTGAAAAGGTGCGAGCGTTCTTCAGTATGGTTGGGAGCAGTTCGATTGTCCGAGATTGTAGGCCACTCACGAACTCGTCCGTAACGATGGCGTTCCATTCGTGCTCGAACGGTGCGAATTCCTCTTTAGGGCGTTTGCCTTCAAAGGATTGAAGTCCGAGCGTTGTGAATCGTGAGCGGTCAGATTGTTGATTGACGTGTACGCCAATGGAACTGAAGGCGAAGCAAGAGCGCATCGTGTACGATCTTGAAGAACCGCTTTGAGTTCCTTTCACGACAGAACCACCATCATAGTAGGAACTTGAACGAGCCATTGCTAGAATGTTCTGGATGCGCTCCTTGTCATTGTTGCTGTCAACGTCCGACTCATCGAAAAGAACGGCTCTCGCATCGTTCTGAAGAACGCCACGTACTCCAGCCTCCGTTGTCTTACCTTGAACGACTACTCCGATGTCTCCGAGAAGTCGCTTGATGAAGTTGTCCATTACCCAGGACTTACCTGAGCCAGCTGGACCAGTTACCCAAATGTGAGGTCTCCACTGAAGAACGCCACAGAAGGGCGCAATCACGCACCAACCAGCGAGTAGGTAGGCGTTGATTTCACGCTCCCACAAGAGCCATTTGGCTTTCTCAATGATCTTGGACGCATCTAATGAGTTCAAGGGTTGTGACATGCCGTAGCTAAGTCGCTCACCCATTTCATATACGTATTTGGATTTGACCTCAGCCAGTCCGAATATCTTCTTATTAACTATTAGGCTGTCGCCTGTGTGAATTACTATTTTGCCTTCGTCTATCCATGTCCCACGTCCACGAATGAACTTGTCTTTGAATGCTCCGATGCTGTGGCTGTTCTGCATAAGGAATTCAGTTGCCGAGTCAACATCGAATTTGGTTTTTCCACTTCCCGGAAATGCATTCTCCCAATAATTAAGAGGTGCTAACATGATGAGGTTGGCTTTGGTGATGGACGACGGTGAGAGTTTGACAACCGTCTTCGCACTGAATGAGAAGAAGAAATATACAAGTCTGCTATTCTCGTCTTTGTCATATCCGAGGAAGCGATAGTGTGGGTTCTTAGTCCACACTTCAACATCATTTAGTACTGTTGGAATTGGTGGTGGAGGTGGATTGCTTGGTGCTTGTGGAGCAGAAATCTTCTGTTCGAATGGCAGCTCTGTATGGTTTCCTATGAACTGAATCAGCTCACTTTGTCTCCATTCCCTATCGGCAACATCCCATTTATCAGGATACGTTTCAGGTATTGGAATCCAACGCACCGCACCTTTGAGCTTTTTGGCAATGTCGAGCATAGCCTTACGACCAGGAGCGTCATTGTCTGCCCATAGATATACGGTTCTGCCTTCAATCGGTGTGAAGTCTGCGCTACCTCTCCCATCAGCTCCACCTATCCACGTTGTGGCGATGATATCCGACGGTTCAAAGTGCTGTTGAATGGCATCGGCGCATTTTTCGCCTTCAACGAGAATGACAAGTGAGCCTTGGTGCTGTGTGAGTAGGTCAAGATTGTAGAGAGGTCGAGGTTTCTCAAACCCAATCCAGCGCCACTCTGAGCGGTTGCCGTCTGTGGCAAATACGAAGGGTAGAACCTCTTTGCCTGTTGGCGTATCGAATCGACAGACGTAGCCTAGAGGCTTACCGTCCCTGTCGTTGTACGTCCATGTCTTAGAAGGTGTGCCGTGTCGTCCATGTTGGATAGCAAACCCAACGCCACTTGAAGGCTTTATCTGTTTCCAAACAGATTTAGTGGAAGGATTGGCAGGAAGGCTAACAGCTTGGTACTGTTTACCAGCCGTATTTTTTGGGTCTTCGAGAGATTCAGTAGCTTCGTGAAAGGACAGTCCTCTCATTCTAAGGTATTGAATTGCATCACCGCCAGCGCCACAAGCGAAACACTTGAACACTTGCTTTCGTTGGCTTACTTGTAGTGACGAATGTGTATCGTTGTGAAATGGACAGATTCCGTAGTGCTCGCTTCCCTTCTTGTCAAGCGTCTGATATCGCTGGATGACTTCAACGATGTCGTTCCGACTAAGTAGTCCTTCAGAATCAATTATCATATTACATTTTTAGTGTGTGTCTGTTTTGCTCGTCTTACAGATTCTCAATGAGAAACTGTGCTTCTTCGGGACTCCGAGCAATTCCCGATATTCCACCAGCTAGTCTGATTCTCTGAATGAAATTCAGCTGTTCGGCCGATGCTCTTCCGTTTGGTGTCTTCACTTCCACAGCGGTAAAAATTGCGACCTTCTTACCGACCATATCTGCTGTGATTGTTCTTTCTGTCCAACCGATGAGGTCAGATGAGCCTTCACAAAGTCCAGCGTGAAGCGGTCTTCCGTCTTGGATTACGATGTCACCAGCTTTCAGATGCACGATTTCAGGCTTTGAAATTCTGCGTGAGCGTCCTATCCATGCCATGCCTACGTTGTTTCTGAAAATGGTTGTGGTTCTGAGTCGGGAGATTCCCAACATCACGAGTTTTTGGAGGTTGTTTTCTATCATGTCTGTTTAAATGGACGCGAAAGATAACGAAAAATTCCTTATACCCTGTACTTCTTACGCAATCCCTCTCTCAACAACTCAGCTATTTCGGCTTCTTCCTCTGGCGTATAATCGCCTTCAACGAGCATCGAATTATAATAGTAGCGTTTGTTTTTACCTTCGCCTTTATAAACGTCGACAATGATATACTTACGTCCTATTGGTGCTACTTTGCCTTTCCAGATTTTCTTGTGGCGGATGCGGTAGTCTTGTTCAGGCTTTACCTGTGCTGGTGTCGTTTCCTGCATTGTATGTGTGTTTAATTGTTACTTAGTAATTGCGCCACCTTCTTAGCTTCAGTTAGTGGCATACAGATGAAATGTGAGTTTCGCTGACGAATGTACTTGCAAAACATTTCAGGCGTTAGCGTGGTGTGCTGTACGCTCCAAATTTTGACGGCTTTCTCCAGAGAGAAACAGAACTCATCTAGGTTGTGGACAACCTCAAATGAGGTCTTATTGATGCCCTTTCCGATTGTTAGTGTTGTAATTGTCATAGTTCCTTGTTCTAAAAAACCCCTCCTGTGTCAATTCACGTCAGTTTTAACTTCCCAGGTTTTCAACTTTGGAGGGGTTAGGCTTACCAGAGCCTGAAAAGGTCGCAGACCCTTGTTGTACGTGCTTTGCCGAGCCTCGTTTATTTCTTTTCGTTCTTGTACTTCATCCAACCAGCGAGATAGGAAGCAGGACCATAGAGCATGAACTCCTTGAGGTCTCCTACTTGGTGCTTGCGCCAAGTTTGATTTTCGTTTCCGTTTGCTCGCTTGATTCTATTTTCCCAATAGATCACCGAAGCTAGTCCTGAGTAGCACCATGCTACCGAACAGATGATTGTTAGTGTTGTCGTCATTCTATGTTCAAAAAATATATTCCTACTATTAGTATTGTCAGGCAGACAGCCAGTGTCATTGCGAAGTCCACAATATCAGCTGTGGAGACTTTCTCCTCATCGTGATAATCCTCAATCTCTCCGTTACGGATAGCTTGACCTACTTCGTACTGTGAAACACCGTTCAGCGGCTCCCACTTGCCAGATTTGTTGATGGCGACAATTCGCCCTTGGTTGTATAGAATTCTCATGGTACTATCCTATTTTCCGTGAACAATAAGATTAGCGTGGTAATTCCAATTCATTCTTGTGTATCGACTGATTTTGGTTCTACCTCTCATTATCTCTCCCAACTCTAGCGTTTTAACAATTTCTTCCTTCAAGTTGATCGTTGCGTGAACTGTCCTTTTCATGGTCTGTCGTGTTAGTGTGTTTGCAAATATATGTAATTAACTTTTATATATGCAAATTTACATACATTTTTTTATGTATTTTTTTTCTCTCGACTTGAAAGCATGTGATTTACCCACCCCGCTTTGTAGCCTCTTTGCTCCGCAATCAGCTCCAATTCCTCACGAGTGCGAGCCTTCGCAACCTCGACAACTTTCTGTCGCTTCAATAGGTTTGGGTCAACCTCAACGAGTTCACCATCTACCTGTTTCGGTGCTTCTGCTTCCTTGCGCTCGTATATGTGTCCGCAAGAAGGACAAGCCACTCGCCAAACATTCTCAACGTTGACCTTGTGAGCATTCGTTTCGTGCATACAATAGCACTTAGGACACTGAGTAACTTTGATGTTCTCTATGTCCTCCTCCTTCTTTCTCTTGCGCTTCTTTTCGCCTTCAAGCGTCCAATCCCTGTGCTCTTCTGGTAGTCCATGCGTAAGTACGTTGCCAACGTGGTCTAAGATATACGTGTGCTTCTTGCCCTCAGCGATTCTAAGCGCACGTCCTACCTGTTGGATGTATAGACCTAGCGATTGTGTCGGACGTAGCAATATGGCGCACCCAATGGCTGGAATGTCCGTTCCTTCACTGATGAGGTCACAAGAGGTCACAACGTCAACGGTACCGTTTCCAAGTCCGTTGAGTATGCGTGCTCGAACATCGTCCTCCAATGATCCGTCAGCGTGGAAGGCTCTGAACCCAGCCTTTCGGAACTCCTCAGCCACGTGCTTAGCGTGATTGACCGATACGCAGAACACAACGGCTGGAGTACCAGGACAGATGCGCTTGTAGTGGGAAACGGCATCGCCTGTGATTGTCGGCTTATCGACTAAGTCCGATACCTGTTTGACATCGTAGTCACCCCTTGTGATTTTGATGGCCGATAGGTCAAGCTTCTCCTTCGGCGCGTATATGATTGGTTTTACAAGGAAACCCGCTTGAATCAGTTCCGGCACTTGTGGACCAATGACGATGTCGTCAAACACTCCACCAGCTACTATTCCAAGTCCTGAGCCATCCCCACGACACGGAGTAGCCGTCACTCCCAACACTCTAGCATTAGGGTACGCTTGCAAAATGGTTCGCCAAGAACCAGCTGTTGCGTGGTGAGCTTCGTCTATGATGATGAGGTCGGGAGGTGGTATTTTGGTGAGGCGTTTGATGAGCGTTTGAACGCTCGCTACCTGTACTGGTGCGCTAAAATTAGGGGTGTATTTTGGCGAGATTAGTCCGTGATATACGCCAGCTTCTGATAGCTTGGCGGATGTCTGCCTTAGCAGTTCCACTCTGTGTACTAGGATGAGTACTCTATTTCCCTTTGACTGCGATGTAGCAGCTATATATGAGAACACCACTGTTTTTCCACCTCCTGTTGGAAGGACTAGAAGTGGTGCTCGAAAGTTCTGAAGGTATGAATTACGTATATTGTCAACCGCTTGCTGTTGATAGTATCTTAGTTGTAGCATTTAGTCATGTGTGTGTTAAATGTTCTTGTCTTCGTAGATGATACGCTTGTTATAGTACTTAGCGTATGCGTGTTCTAATCGTGCTCCGTGTGACCTTTGCCAACACGGGAGCATATAGATAGTGTCGCACTTATCGAGTGCTTCCAAATCGACTACCATATAATCCTCCCAAGATGCTCCCTCCTTGTGAGGGAGCTTCATTGGGTTGATTACAGGCTTCCCATACATTCGGCATATCCGCACCTCTGCTTCTTGAAATTTGCGAGGTGCTTCGATGATATCCGATGATATTGAACCTGAAATGTAGATCATAGCTTAGAACGGTGGGTCGTTAGCGAACATGTCGTCTTTGTGTCCAGAACCTGGAGTAGTGAACACATTCGCAGTCTGAGGCTGATTTTGAGGCGGTAGGTATGCCGCTCTATGTACAGGCTGTTGCTGTGGTTGCTGTTGCTGAACAGGTTGCTGAATCGGTTGCTGAACAGGCTGTTGGATTGGCTGTTGAACAGGTTGCTGAGGTTGTGCAGCTTGCTGTTGTTGTCCTCCAAGCAGTTCAATGTGGTTCACCATAATATCATGGCTGATGTCCATTGATCCGTCCGTACGCTGGTACATTCTAGGAGAGTAGTTCCCCTCGATATACACCTTAGTACCTTTGCGAAGATACTGAAGAAGTGTTCCTGTGAATCGCTCACCCCATCCAGCGCAGTTGAACCACGTCGTTTGTTCTTGCTGGCCAATTTTCTCAGAGACTGCCACGGTAAACGATGCCAGTTGTTTCCCGTTCTGAGTTGTACGCAATTGGGCGTCTTGCCCAATGTTACCGATAATTACGGTTTTCTTCATTTGTATGTGTATTTATTGATTACTAATTGTCTTCCAGTAGGTAGTAATAACTGGATACCATCCCTCATCGTTTACGTTGGTTACACGGCAAGGAATGCTGTTTTCTTCGCTACCCGACAGCTTGCGAATGTAATTAGCAACTCCAGAGTTATAGAGTTCCCACTGCTGATTGGAGCGCTTGATAAATTCGGCGCTATTTTCGTCGCTTTCATTCGCTACTCTAATATGTAGCGTGTCTTCATCGGTAGCAAACTGAAGTAAGATGTTGGAATCTCCTTCAAGGTTCAAATGTTCAACAAGTGATGTTCCGAACGACACCTTGTTTTTCGATACGCGCAGCATCGGAACACCCGTAGCGCGCTTCGACTTCAATTTCTGAATGTCAAGAATTTTCATGGCTCTCTTTTTTGATAGGTAAATGGTTACGTGATTGGATACGCGACAACGCTTGTAGTAGCGCATTATATATCTTGAGCGTGTTAGGCTCTTTATTACGCCACCTTACTAACAATGATCTGTCAACGTTCGCCTCTCGGCACAACTTTGCTACACTGATTCCTAACTCGTCGCATTGTGTTTTCAGTGAACTATATGTGTTCCCCGTGACGTTCGGTGACGCCTGATGATTGTCCTGTGTATTTTCTGCTTCTCCCATGATTTTGGATGATTTTTTCTGCAAATATATTGCTTTTATGAATATGTTGGTTATTTTTGCATATATTTTTTCACACACATAGACGAAATGAAAGTAAACCAGATGTATCACAATGATGTTTCAAGAATCTCAAAGTCGGGACTTGACCTCATTGCAAAGTCACCAGCTCACTATTGGGAGCGGTACTTAAATCCGAATCGGGAACCCGAATCGAAAACAGAAGCTTTAGTTGTAGGAAATGCATTCCACGTACTAACGCTGGAAAACGACATCTTTCCGTATCACTTTGTCATCCGTCCAAAATTCTCAGGTACGGGTTCCGTTGCGAAGCGTGAAGCGTTCGAAGAAGAGCACGCTGACAAGGAAATAATCACAATGGAACAATATGACATGGTTCGTCGTATGCGTGACTCTGTGATGAAACATCCTGCTGCATTCGAACTGTTGAAGGTAGGAAAAACCGAAACAACATTGAAGTGGGAAGATGTACTCACAGACGCACCTTGTAAGTGTCGGATGGATTGGTGGAATCCTGACGTTCGAGTAATTGTTGATTTGAAATCGACGGACGATGCCTCAGATGAAGGCTTCGCTAAATCGTCTTTTAAATATCGCTACCACGTTCAAGGCGCATTCTATCTTGACGGCGCAAAAGCAAACAATCTCAATCCTGATGGGTTCATCTTTATTGCGGTAGAAAAAAAACCTCCCTACCTTGTAAACATCTTCTATATGCCTGATGGACTTATCGAATACGGCAGACAAGTGTACTCTGAGAATCTTTACAAATACATGGCGTGTCGCCAAATGAATCAATGGCCAGGTTATGACACGAACCTAAAACCACTCAACCTTCCCTCATGGGTCAAGGTGTAACAATCGTAATTCTTAAATATATATATCATGTACACACAAAAAGAAGTCAACAAGGCTTCGCAACCGATTCAACAGCAACATTCAACTGGTATGAATATGCATCCATCTGTAGCACAACATGCAAATGCTGGAACAGTAGCAATTGAACAGAGCCGAGCTGTGGCTGAGGCACTAGGTAAGATTCAAATTGCTAAGATGTTTCCTCGCTCAATGGCTGAGGCCTACGAGAAACTGAATAACGCATGCTCTCGACCATCATTCGCAGCGATTGCCACCTATGCGTATCCACGCGGAGGACAAACGATTTCAGGTCCTTCAATTCGATTGGCTGAGGAAATAGCGCGATGCTTCGGTAACATTCAGTACGGAGTTCGTGAGCTTAGCCAACGTCCAGGCGAATCTGAAATGCAAGCTTATGCTTGGGATATGGAGAGTAATACCGAACGAGTTATGAACTTCACAGTTAAACACGAGCGTCACACGAAGTACGGCATCACGAAGCTTACCGACCCTCGTGACATTTATGAAATGACCGCCAACCAAGGAGGACGAAGAGTACGCGCATGCATCTTAGCTGTGGTTGATAGAGACTTGGAGCAGTTCTCTCTTGACGTTTGTAAAAAAGCATTGGCGGGAGATTCGACAATCCCACTAGGAGACAGAATCAGAAACATGATTGCAGCGTTTGCGAAATTGGGAATTTCCTCAGCACATATCGAACACCGGTTAGGTGTCCAAGTAGATCACATTCTACCCGACCAGATGTCGGAGCTTACAGGAATATACAACAGTCTTCGTGATGGCATGTCTAAGGCTTCTGATTGGTTCGAAATGCCGTCCTCTAATTCACAAGATAACCCTGCTATTCAGAAACTAAACGAGCGACTGAACGCCGCACCTGCAAGCGAATCATTGCAATCTGGCAGTCAAACGGCTGTAAACTTTCAAAATCCCCCGCAGGTATTCAACGGTTCACATATATCTGATGAGGAAATTCAGTGAGCGAGGGTAAACTGTTCCTATCTCCGCAAGAACTAGCCGAGAGATATAACGGCAAGGTGACGGTACGGACTTTAGCTAACTGGAGGAGCTCTGGAATTTCACCACCATTCACGAAGGTAGGAGGTAGAATATTTTATCGCCTCCAAGACATTGAGGAATGGGAAAAAACGAGAACGGTGAAATCCACAAGCGACTATTCCAAGTGAAATTTAACCCCCGATTTTGTCGGGGGTTTTTTGTTAGGCCTTACTCAAGAACCATTGCTCCCATGTTTGTAGAGCGTTTCGTTTTTCATGTAGATAATCGTACCTGTCATAGTGTTTGGAACTGACATCACCGTTGCTGTGGTTCTGAATCCTATCACGGTCGGTTTTACTTACTCCAGCCAACCCCGCTAGTGTTTTCCACGTGCGTCTGAGATCGCGCGTTGTGAATGGTTCTATCTTCGCATCACGAACGAACAACTTACAGATTGCCCTCAATGTCGAATCGTCTGTTGGTACGGATTCATTTTGGAAGGATGGGAAATACAAACCGCTTCCTGTTCGCTTGCACCAGGTGAGACGCCTCAGAACGTGTGCGCTCGCTGGTATGACATGCTCATTTCCAACTTTTGTTTTTGGCCAGTCAATGACAGCAATTTTCTTATCCACCATTGACGTTTGAATGCGCAAAATTTCCTCGACACGTTGGCCAGTTAGAATGAGCAATTGAATCGCGACCAGATTTCTAGGGTCTGTGTTTCGGTTTTGGTTGTGCGTTCCGATATGCAACCACTTCCAAAAAGCCACGAGCTCATCAATGGATAGCCACCTATCTCCAGTCGACTTAGGTTCGGTTGGAATTCCTGTGGCTGGATTTAGTGTGAGTCCGAATCGCTCCTTCAGTTCCGAGTGTGTGCGATAATCGTTTTGTGACTTGAGCACCCATCCGTAAGCGGAGTGAATCGCTCCTCGCATGTGATCGGCCATAGATGGCTTTCCACGTGCATAGATAGGTCGAATCGCTTCCACAATGTCGGAGGTAGTGACTTCATTCGCTGGCTTGGAACGTCCAACAGCATCAGCCAATCGCAACAGCGTACGCTTCATTTCAGGTGCGCTGCGCTGTCCGTTTGTTTCCAAGTGGGAAACGTAGTCGGTAATCAGTTGTTCGAGCGTGGCGCGCTTCTGAGCTTTGATGAATGACACACCCGACTTGAATTGCTCTCTGGCATCGGAGAGCGACATGTCGGGAAACGTGCCGATTTTCACTGTCTTGCGTTTGCCGTCTGTCCATTTGACCGCATACCACTCTGGACGCACACCCTCTCGGATGCTCAGGGTGAGTCTGCCTGATCCACGTTTTCCACCATCTGTCAATACCTTGTTACCGCCAGCACGAACGGCTGAGCGGATTCTAACGTCTGTGAGCATGTGACACCATCGGTTTTGCTGTCGGTAAGCGTTTCGCTTGACCGTTCAACAGCTTGTCACGCTCAGGCTTTGGAAAGGCGATTTTTCCAATGATTCAAACGCCTTAGCCGTGACCCGTCGTGAACTCCGATGATGTTAGGAAATGGTAGCGGACCAGTCAAGCGTTTCGGTAAGTAGCTCAAGACACAAGGATTTTTGTCGCGGAATCTCCGATGCTAGCGGTTGCGCTGTATAAACAAAAACCCCTCACGAGGAGGGGTTTAAGCAAAGCAGGAATTTGAAACATGGAACCGTTTCGTAGCGGAGGAGGGAGTCGAACCCACGACCTCCTGATTATGAGTCAGGCGAGCTAGCCACTGCTCTACTCCGCAGTCTCTTCGGTTGATTCCTCAGTGGTAACGATTGGCTCTGGAGCAATGTCATTATAGACCCACTTAGAGCCGTTCCATACTCGGACTTTTCCAGCTTTGAATTTCGGAGGTTCAACGGCTGTAGCTTGACCTGGCACAATGAACTCCCCCCATTCGAGGGGATTCGGTTGGCAGTCAACCTCACCGAGGTACTCTCCAATGGTGTTGTATGCGTATGCTTTCATGGTATTAGAACTTTATAATGTAATTCATCGCGATGTTTCGAGGACGTGTTTCATAGCCTCCACGAGGTTCTGTGTTTTCACTTCCGTCCGTACCGCTATCGTCCATGCCAAAGAAACCCGCTCCACTACCTTGGCTGTAGTTATTTTTCTTCAGTAAATGAAAGTGTTGTTTAAACATATCAGCTTGCGAACTTCCAAGCGTTCTTGATCGACTGAAAGTCAGAGCACTTGTACCTGACGCCGTAGCCGCAGCACTCAATGTGATAGAGGTATTACTAACGATGCTAGCAATAGTAGCACCAACAGCTATACCAGTACCTGTAACACTCATACCTACACTTAATCCAGTCGTATCTTGAATACCTGTAATAGTGATACTCGCATTAGTTCTCGTACCATTGAGAACCATTGTATCGGTATCAATTCCACGTCCACCGTCAAGACCTCTAATAAACTCGCCTCGTAAGTCAGGAAGATTGAAAGTTGTTGAACCGTTTCCAACTCCGTATGTCGTGCCGATAGCATCGAATAGATTGCAGTAAAATGACCGATTAACAGCTCCACCATCACACAATAGGTAGCCAGCAGGAATAGAACCAACAGAACCAGCGAACGCATGAACCGTTCCAGCAGGAACATCACATATTCCGTACATCGTATCGACTGACTTCCCAATCGGAGCAAGGTACACAATTTGTTCGTCACCAGGAATAATCTTAGCTATAGGAAGACGGTTAGCTGAATTCCAAACTCCGTCGTATCTAAATGTCTGATGTGTCTTAAGGTCGTACCAATACATTCCTGTAACAGGCGAAGTTGGTTCAATAAAAGAGAATACCGGCGCTACCCATTCTTCCAACAGAAGACTGAAAGAGCTGTCGTTAAAGGTACCTGTTTTCTGAATAAGTAATAGCTTCTCCGTGCCAACACTATAAGTAACATCTTTATTAGCTGTCGTATGAACATACACAATCAACGGATTCGCACCGAATCCAGCCTGAATTGAAGCAGCAAAAGGTTCTGTTCCAGAAGCTACCAACGTGACCGTTTTCGTTACAACATTTAGCGAAAGGAAGTTAGGCTTAGCCGTCAACGAACCTGACTGACGTTTCGCAACGATTATTCCATGTCGAACAAGTGTAGCTGTTCCTTTGATAGAACCAACTTCACCACTAACCGTAGAAAGAGAACTGCTTAGGGTTTCAATGCTTTCTTCATGGTTATCCGCTACTTCCTTCAAGTATAATGTTCTGTTTCCAAGAAGCTTCGCTTGGATATTTGAGATACCATCCTCTCCACCAATAACAGGATCTGTGGTTTCGATTCGATAGATACTTGGCTCCCATTGAGCCGTTTCTGTAATATTTGCCATTTTTACCTATGTTTAAAAAGTGATTTTCCATGTACCGGACAGACGAATGTCAGCCGTTTTGTTGATTGGGTTACGAACTATGCGAGAGAACATCGTATCATCATCACTGAACAATGCGAATTCACGAATGGTAACGCCATTGTTCTCGGTCGTCTCCAATGCGTACTCAAAGATTGCGGACGTTCCTGAATAGGTTACGCCATTCAGTGCTTTGACAAATTCGTTCTCGATTGACGTATTTGCGCCAGCTGTTACAGCTCCGCTCGTTCCAAATCCAATCTTTGTGACTCTCTTATCTGTGTCAGCAGCACCGAGCAACCTTGCCATCGATTGTTTACCAACGTTAACAATTAGGTTGTCTTCTGTGTAAGACTCGATAGGCACTCCGTTCTTCCAAACAACCAACGTAACTGAACCTTTAAGGATTGTTTCTTTAAGGACTTTTTCTTCCATGATTTCCAAATTATGATGTAAGCGTTTCGGTAATAGTACCATAAGTAATATTTCCGTCGTAAATATAAGTGTTATCGTAGTAATATCCAAACGAGTCAGATAGAGCGACTTCGATGTTAACGATTAGCTCCTCAGCTGAATCGGATATATACTCCGTAAGATTAGCCATATATGACACATCACGCAACCTACTACGTACGTTCTTGTACTCAAGAATGAGTTTCACCGCATCAGAGGCAGACTGATCAGTCACGCCCATATCGTTTCCGATGTCGATTTTCACTCGGAAATCCGCCCAATGACCAGGTCCGTAGAATTGTGAGCCGTTGTGGTTGAACGTACCGTCGTAGTAGATTGGATTTACAAGACGTTCGTCAATCGTAGCATTGTAATATCCGATTGCTTTAAGTGCCTCCTTTATACTCCAAGGCGTGCCTTTGTATCGGTGCAACTCAATAGCTCGTTTTATTACGTTTCGCTTCTGTTGTTCCGTTTGAGCTAGTCCATACCCTTTGTAGCCTAGAACGTCGAACTGAGCCGCCAAGGAAGGCAAGGCAGAGGCGTTCACGGTGTCAATGAGGTATATTAGAACCGCCTCAATATCGAGATTTGCAAAGCGTTGTTCCACCATAGCGTCAAACGCTGCAATGTGCTCGATATTGGAAACGCCTGATGCAAGAATATTACTCATAACCTATCCAATATTAGTTCCTGTTACTGTAACTGTCACGCTGTTGCAATATGCGAACTCCGTTGCATCAATGAGAATATCTGAGGCAGGCTGAACAATCGTCACATCGAAAACGCCATCAATCATAGCCTGAGCGTTGAGTTGTGTGCGTTTGATGTCCTGCCCTATCTTCTGGCGTTTCGCCAAAACATGAGCGTTCAACTTGGCTTCGATAGCTGCTTGAACGTCCGTAGGGTCAGCAGTTGTGTAAATCACAACCTCAACCTCAACATCGTAATCAATCCGAGTAGGCGCAAAAACGGAAACTGCGTCCGTCAACGGACGTACTTTCTCATCGTTCACAGCGGATTCTACTTCGGTCAAGACAGTTCCCGGAGTAGTAGAACCGTCAGCCATCAACGGGTAAATGTGAACCTCTCCTGGTGGTGTCGCTGGAGTGTCGTTAGGACCAAGTACGGAAACATCAATTATAGACGGCGACGCACCGAATGCGAAATACTCATACGCTCCACGACTACCCGCATTGGAAAAAGAGGACGGAGCAAGTTTGATTCGAGCTCGAAGAGCCTCATCGCTTTCTTGTTCCGCACCACCACCAGAGACGGTCGAATTCGTGACAGCTGAAACGTACGCCAATGGGTCCATGATTTGGCTCACCGATCCTACAGCGTAGCCATTCGCAGCCGTTCCTGATGTCACGCTGATTCCTACAACAGATGCGGATGTCACTCCTGGAGCTACCACAACGTCCGTTGAAACGGTGAAGACAGCCACTCCGTCAATCGTTGAAACGCGCATTCCCGCAGGAATCGTAACACCACCATGAATAGCTACGAGCGTGAACACTAACTGAACCGACGCTGAGGAAGCTGACAGCCTCGTCACTCCCACAAGCTCGCCTAAGTAGTCTAAAACTGGAGCGTTCGAAAACTCAACTAAGTTCTGAAGAGCTGCATATTGAATTCTCTCTCGAACCAATGACTCGCGATAAGCGAACGCATTTATCAATAATCGCTCGACTTGTGCTGGTTGCAACGTTTTTCCTAATCGCTGTTCCATGTCAGCAATCATTTCAGCTACAATCAGATTTACGTCTCGTTCTATGAAATTAGGAGTTGCCATATTGTACAGTTGTTGTTTGAGTAGTGTTTGCGTATTGCCAAGTTACAGAAAACGTCAAATGTGCATCTTCTACGGCGTGCAAGATACTAATTATTTTGACACGTGGCTCGTACTTCTGAATAGCGAAAAGTATTTCTCTCTTCATATTCGGAATAGCGACGTTCAATGGTTTGTCGATGTACTCGTATATTCCGCATCCAAAATCAGGACGAAGTGGGTCTGTTCCCTTCCGCGTTACAAGAATGGTATAAACGCATTGCTGAATGTCAGCGAATCCCTCGACAACAGCTCCCTGTTCCGCAAGGCTCAGCGACCAATCCTTTGATGTGATATCTTGTAAAGTTGCCATGTGTTAAAATTATGTGCCGGGAGTCGGCGGTGAAGTAGAACCAGGTGCAGCAATTGGGTGAGCGTGAGTAGTCAGATGAACCGCAGTCAACGGAGTACTGTTGTTAGCCACAACATCTCCGATAGCTTTCACCGAACCATCTGTCTTGATGTCACCATCTGCTTCAACGTCTCCGCTACTCGTCAATCCGCTTGCACTCAATACTCCATCCACACTAACATTACCCGTAAACGTAGCTGTTGGCGTGTCAACCGTTACCGATTCGGCTGCTGTGACACTCGCTGTCTTACAGTTGATATTGACAATTCCATTACCTGTGCAGTTGACGTTCAACGTATGAGAAGAGCGATTATAGCTGATTGTCGTTCCGTCTGGAAACGTGACACCAACTGTATCTTTGTCGCCAATTGGAGGCTCATTTCCCTCATGGTACAACGCACCAACAATCACACCTTCTTCATTGTGCTCATCCATTGCGCAAGCGACGAACTCATCTACATCAAACCATGATTCAGTTTTAGTTGATTTGGAGTTCTTAGATACGATCTGTAGCCAATCTGAAACGATATCATCGTCCTCAAATTTGACGCGCGCCAAACCTTTGGCAGCATCTAGTTCAGTTATCTTTCCATATCGAATCATGGTCAAATGTATCAATTATTCTTGACGATAACAAAATCGGTTCGTCTATTTTTCTGACGACCGTCTCCTGTTTCATTCGTTGCGACTGGCTGTGACTCCCCGTATCCCTTCGCCGTCAAGCGAGTAGCGAAGATTCCCTTGCTAATCATATAGTCTCGAACAGCATTCGCACGTCGCTCGGACAACGCAAGGTTATAGTTAGCGTCTGCATTGCTATCTGTATGCCCTGCTATTTCCATAGTCACATTGACATTATCCTGAAGAAACTTCACCACTCTATCAATTTCGGTAGCACCCTCAGAACGGATAACGGATTTGTCTGTGTCAAACAGAACATTCCCTATTGAAGCGTATTGGCCAGTCTGTGGAGCGGATGAAATGAAGTTGGCGTCAAAGTCAGTTGTGTAACCTCCCGACTTATCTATTCTGTGCGTGGTCTTAGTCACGTTCCACTTGCCAGAGAGCAAACCAAATCCAGTTAGATCAAAGTTGATTCCAGCAACGATGCGAGGATTTCCCTCTATCGAGAATGAGCCAGTCACTTCCTTCTTGTTCGCCTTGTGGAGCTTCGCTTTGGCTTTCGTTTCCGCTTGCTTCGTGTCCTCAGCCTTTGAACGAACCTCCAATGTATCGGCAGCATTCTTATTTCCTTCCCCTTCATAGATGAATTTCACCGTCTCGCTCTTTTTCGGAACGACGTGTTTCACCGATGCGCTCTTGTACGTGTCAACGGCTTGGTCTTTGACCGAGTAATTCATAAGGTCTTTTCGGTCGAGCTTCAAAGCTGTTCCGGCACCTTCGATATCATATACCGAAGTGAATATGAGCTTGGTGTCACGGACGGAAAACATGATGCCGTAGTCGTCTGAGATTCGGCTCAAGAATGCCAGGTCTGTTTGGCGCGACTGAGTGATTCGCTCAAACTTGATATCCTTCAACTTGTCCTTGTCAGACATGTTGTTGACTATCTGATATCCGTGCTTCTTAGCAATCTCCTCAGCTATCTGTTGCAAGGTCTGTTTTTCGTAGGCCTTGCTGTCCTTAGTTCGGATTGGGTTGGCTACCGAAGCCGCCAATGCTCGGATAGAAACGGTGTCTGGTGGTCCAGAGAACTCAATCTCATCGACCGTGAATGTTCCACAATCGAGCATTTCCGAATCGTAGCCAATGGATATCTGGAGCTTGTCCTTCTTCTTCGGCCGCCAGTTTGTGTTCCACACTTGCTCGGTGTTCTCAACCGTGAAACTAGCTTCGTCCGATTCGTCCTCCGTGCTGTCTGAGTACTCAACTGAAAGTAAGTAAGCAGATATATCGCTCGTGATGTCCTTGCCCTGGTACGTGATGCGTACACGTGGCTGTATTACTGTTTCCATGGTGGCAAAACGGATTTCTTGGAAACACTATTTTCACGGATAGGAATGTTCAGAACTATCCCTGAAGGAATGACAGCATCCTTTGGAACGGTCGGATTAGCTTCAACAATTTCGCTGTATAGCGTGGCGTCACCATAAGCCTTGAAGGCTACGGTATCCCAACGATCTCCCTGAACGGTTGTATATCTAGTGTATGCCATTAGTGAGTGACTATATATGTGACTAAATCAGCAGCCGATTGTGACATCTGCTTGCTACGTGACCTAATTTCAACCGAACGCTGAACGAGAGAAGCTATGCGCCCTGGAATTGAACCTGTGTTATTAGCATCAATATCGGCAATCAGTGCCTGAGCTTCGACCGTAACATCGGAAACAACCGAAAGACAAACGGCTATTGCAATTGCCAAACTTCGAGTCAATCCGTATAGCTCGGATGCTGAGTCCGCGTTGATGGTGGAGAGCAAGTTCTCTAACGTGTCTCCTGCCGTTTGCATATCACGAATGATAGCGTTTGCCTTCGGTCGGTAAAGCTCCACAGATGCATCAAGCGTGGCTAACGTGGTGCTCGCTGTGTTCATAGAAGCAGATGAAGCAATCACATCAGCGGATGCTTGCTGATTGACAGATTTGTATTCCGTCAAATTCGCAAAGCTCAGAGGCGTATTAACTGCCGTTGCGAACGCTTGTGAAATCGAACTGCTTGTAGATGCCTGTGGCAATTCCTCATTTGCATACTCTGACAAAGCCAAAGAGACTTCCGCCTGTAGGAGAGTTCCGTCTGGAGCTTCGTTCGCATTCGTCTGATCAATCGTTCTGATAACGTAATTTCCAACGAAGCGACCGTTTCCCATGATGAGAGGCATTACCTCACCAGCTTGCCTTGAAGATTTGAGCGCATCTATTTCCGATTGAGGATTGCAAAATGCAATGTCAAAGAGAATACTGATGTCCAATGTCTCCAAGTTCTCACCTACGCGCTGAAGCTTTGGCTTGCCGTCAATGAGAGCGTGTTCCACAAGGTTAGTTTCCGAAGTGAAAGATACTTCCGTGAATCCCTTTACGGGCGTGAATATGATATTTCCTAACTGTGCGTACATTATGCAAATTTTGCGCGTTGTTTACGTGCCATTGCTGATTCAATTGCTTTTATCAACTCTGGCTGGTATTCCTTCAACATATTCATGAAGTCTTGCTTGTCAGATGCACTACCACCTTTGACGTTGATAGTCGGTGAGAAATTCACCGTAACACCACCACCACTAGCAGAAACACTCTGCTTAGAACCAGATGAGCCAAACCCTTTTGGAGACATCGCACCACGAACGGAAGTCAAAGACTTGTTCATAGCGTTGACCATTGGTGAAGGCTTGATGCTCGCAGCAATCGTCTCGACTAGCTTTAGCTTATGAATATCCTTGAGCGGCCCTGTTTTGGCTGGAGAAAACGGAAGCATGTTCCGCATTTCCTGCAAGCCGTCTTTGAACCAAGCTACCATGTCTTTGAACTTGGACTTCATACCGTTCCAAATGTTGTTGACGATATTTACTCCAGCGTTGTAGAATCTGTTACCTATCGTCCCTAAATAGACTAGGAAGCTATTGAAAATGTTCTTAACTCTACTCCATAGGCCAGAGAAAAATGATACTATCTTGCTCCAATTATTGTAGATAAGTACAGGGGGTTGGTAGTCCCAGATTATAGCCTTGATACCTTGCCATGCAGCAGAGAATACAGCTTTTATTCCATTCCATAGGTTGACGAAGAACGACTTTATTTTTGTCCAGTTCTTTATGATTAGAATCGGCAACCCAATGAATGGAAAGAAGTAAGCGAGTGCCGCTTGAATGTACTTATTGTTTAGCGGACCATTCCACAGACTCACAAAGAACTTCTTTATCTTATCCCAATTGTAGTATATAGCAACAGCCGCAGCAGCAATTAGGGTAGCAATCAATATAATTACGTTTGCCTTCATCGCCGCATCAAGCGCCTTGAA